CTACACTTCTAGCTTCGTCGGCAGCGTCAGATGTGTATAAGAGACAGGCCATTGAGTGACTTTATTGAACAGGCACATGCGGAAATTATTGAACAGTAAAAGAAAGGTTAAAAAAGGTGATTAAAATGAGTAAAAATGAATTAGTAACGATGAAAAGCGACAATGATGTTTTTTGTTCTATGGCTTGTAAGACACAGGAAGAAAAAGTACAGTTGTTTAATGCTATCAACAACGCAGATGCAAGCCTTGATGACATGGTGGGAAAGCAGATTTGCGTTGTCAATGTATATGCCGAGCGTTACACGGCAGAAGATGAAGAAGAAAACAAAGATGGCTTTGAACCTATTGAAAAAGAAAAAATCATGATAACACTTATCTGCAAAGATGGAAAAACATATGCTACAAATTCAAAAGGCGTTTACAACTCAATCAAACGAGCCTTTGCGTTGTTCGGAGTGCCGACATGGGAAGATGGCGTAACTTTTGAAGTTTGTAAAGTGAAAACAAAAGGCGGTTATAAAGCAACGATTTTGCGAGCCGTATAAAAAAGATAATCAGTTTAATTTGAATATATAAACTCTCTTCCTTAGGGTGGTTAGCAAATAGTCGCTATCCACCCTAAAAAAAAAATGAAAGGGGAGATGTAACATGTATGAACCGAGCGAAAAAACACTTGAAAATATTAGTGATTTAGTTAAAACTTTTAACCGACGAATTGGACAAGCAAAAAGAAAAACACCTATCCAGTATCAGCAGTATTTGCCACAGAAAATGACTGTGACCAAATTTCTTGAAACGGTGGGGAGTTATAAAGATGTACGAGCGCAAGCAAAAGCGCTTATGGCAAAAGATATAATTCCGCAGTTTGGAAAAAGCGGGGCAAAGCCTACTAAATTGCAAATTGCACGTTACGAAAGTGTTAAAAATTTAGAAAATAAAAGGTTGGCAGAAACGCAAGATGTAGAAAGATATGACGAGGGAAAACCGACTGGAATCGAGAGAGTAAAAAAGAGAAGTAAAGCCTTTGAAATTAGAAAAAAAGCAGAGGAATTCACACCACTGGAGTTGGAAATAAGAATCAGACAATTAGAAAGACGGCAGACGCAAGAATATAAAAAAGAGAAAGAAAAACAATGGACAGAAAATTATAAAAAAGCAGTTGAAATAAATTTTCCTACTTTTTCAAAAGAAATTTTGCAAGAAGTAGAAAAAGTCCCAAAGGAGAATTTTATGCTATGGGTGCAACAAGAAGATTTTTTGGATATTGACTATGTTTATGACAAAAGTGAGGAACAGGAAAAAGCGAGTAATTACCTCGAAAATTTACGCCGTAGAATAGCATATGAAAAAGAAAAAGGCAACTTGTAACCAACGAATTATTGTTTGTGATTTTGAGACAACCACGGATGAAGATGATTGTCGTGTTTGGGCAGTTGGTTGTTATGATATAGCGAGTGACGAATTTTGGTATTATAATAACATTGATAATTTTATGCAGATGTGCGCTACTATATATTATAATGACAAATTGTACTTCCATAATGAAAAATTTGACGGCGATTTTATCATGAATTGGCTTTTTAGGCACGGCTATACGTGGGTTGACGATAGAAAAAAATTGGATTCAAAAACCTTTACAACAACCATATCAGACAAGGGACAATTTTACTGTATGGAAATCTGTTTTTATCGCGATAATACATACACGAATAAAGTAACAATTTATGACAGTTTGAAGATACTGCCGATGAGCGTACACGATATGGCGAAAGCGTTCGGGCTTGAAGAAAAGAAAGGAGAAATTGACTACAAAGCCTACCGAGAAGTAGGACATAAATTGACAGAAGAAGAAGTTAAATATTTGAAAAATGACGTTGTGATAGTCGGAAAAAGCCTTGTAAAGATGTTTGAGCAAGGCCTTAAAAAAATGACCATCGGCGGAAATGCCATAAATGACTATAAAAAAAGAATCGGAAAAGATAATTTTTCGGAATGGTTTCCGCTTTTGGATGAGGAAACCGACTACTTTTGCAGACAATCCTACAAAGGTGGCTTTGTATGGGCGAATCCTTTGCATAAAAATAAAATGATAGGAGAGGGCGATGTTTATGATGTAAATTCCCTTTTTCCTAGTCGCATGCACTCGTCAAGTGGCTGTCGTTTTCCGTACGGTGTACCGCAGTTTTACAAGGGTAAATATAAACCACACAAATTATACGACTTGTATATACAACGTGTTGTGATACAATTTGAATTAAAACCGAACCACGTGCCTTGTATACAGATAAAAAAGAATTTTCTTTTTTCGCCAACAGAATATTTATCGAGTAGCAATGGCGAAGATGTGGAGTTAGTCTTGACGCAAGTTGACTTGGATTTAATTTTTGAACAATACAATGTCACTTATATTGAATACATAGATGGTTATATGTTCAAGTCGGATATTGGAATGTTTGATAATTATATCAATCATTGGATGGAGATGAAAGAAGAAGCAACACGCACAGGGAACAAGGGCTTGCGTGCAATTGCAAAGTTATTACTTAATAATCTGTATGGCAAGTTTGGAACAAATCCAAAATTGCAAAGTAAAATACCTGTATATTTAGGGGGTAAAGTAGGCTTTATCTTATCTGATATAACATATCGTGACCCAGTATACACGCCAGTAGCCACTTTTGTAACCGCTTATGCTCGTGCGTATACAATCCGCTCGGCTCAAAAAGTCGGACTTCAACACTTGCTTTATTGTGATACGGATTCCATCCATTGCAAAGACGGCGCTGACGTGTCAAGTTTAGAAATCCATGATACAAAATTGGGAGCATGGGCGCACGAAAGCCATTTTGAAAAAGCGAAATTTTTACGTTCAAAATGTTACTTAGAACAGATTGACGGCGAGTTATGTCCAACCGTTGCGGGCATGCCTGATTCTTGTTATGAGAATGTCACTTTTGAAAATTTCTGTCTAGGTTCGGAATTTAGCGGAAAACTCCGCATGAAAAGAGTTGAAGGTGGAATAGTTTTAGTCGATACACCATTCACAATAAAACTATGATGTTCATAAATTGTTTACAATTTTATTCATAGTTTATTCATATGTATATAGTATGATACTTTTAAGGGTTAAAAGGCTCACGGACAACGTCAAATTGTCACGGTGGCGAGCCGTTGGCGTTGTCGCACGGTGACACGTGGCGAGCCTACCCGATATAAAAAAGAAAGGAGCGAAAAATTTTGAGTGAGTCCATGTTTTATGATGTTAAAACCGTAAATCAATACAATTGTTTGTTTAACTTCCTACACGGCGCACGTGGAATCGGAAAAAGTTTTTCACTCAAAAAATTGTTTGTAGAAAGTTTTCTTGCGGATGGTTCACAATTTTACTACTTACGGAGATACCGCGAGGACTTGACAAAAAGTAGCAAAGGTTTTTTTGATTCACTACACGAACAAGGACTTTTTGAAGATATTGTCTTTACGAAAGACGGTGGTAAAAATGGCGGTACTTTTTATGCAAATAAAGAACCGATTGGGTTTTATGGGGCTTTGACAAAGGGAAAAGGCGTCGAATTGCCAAAAGTAAAATACATCAATTATGATGAATACCTCATCGACAAAAGTGACAAGTACCATGGTTATTTGAGGGATGAAGTTACACAGTTTTTAGAGTTTTATGAGAGTATTGCTCGTATGCGTGACGTACATGTTTATTTTACGAGCAACAACACAGACGGTTATAGTCCATATTTTGATTATTTTAAGTTAAAAAAACCTATGAAAAAGAATGGCATATGGTGTCAAAATGACTTACTATACCAAGAAATAAAGACAAGCGCCGAATACATACAAACAAAGTACGATACACGTTTTGGGAGTATTATCAAGGGAACAAGGTATGGAAAATACGCAGTTGAAAACGAAAATTTACACATCACAGATGATTTTTTGAAAAAGAAACCGTCAACGGCAAAGTGTACTTTTAATTTACAAATTGGAAAAAATATTTGTGGCGTGTATTTTGATTATTGCAAAGGCGAAGTATATTTCTCTTGCAATGGCAATAAAAATATGATAACCTATACAGTAGTAAAAGCAGACCACACGCCGAATAATATTCTTGTACGTGGTGGAAAATGCTATCACTTGGCAGAATTAAAGAAAGCGTTTAGTTATAATCAATTATTTTTTGATTCGCCGAAAGCCAAAAATTTATTTGAAAGAATTGAACATCTGTTATAACATTGCAGATTTCAAATATAAAAATAAGAAAGGAGATATAAAAATGGCAGAAGAAAACAGAACAGAAAAAGCCTATGCAGAAGATGAACTTTTGAAAAAAGTTGGAGAAATTCTCACAAAAAAAGATGATGAGGGTTTTCTTACGGAAGTCGTTTCAGAAATCACGGACAAAATCCACGAATTGAGTGGAAAAATAGTTGACCGAGACGATGAAATCAAAGACTTAAAAGAGGACATTGAAAGTTTACGCAACGCAAATATGGCACTTTTGCGTAAACAGGGCGCACGAGTAGAAGAAAAAGAAGAAAGAAAAAGTGAATTTGTAGCGGATGACGAAAAGGAAGAATCAGACGAGGAAATCCTTGAAAAATCCATTGCGGACTACATGTAAAAAAGAAAGGAGAAATAAGAAATGGGAAACACAACTACATCAAAAGCCACTCGCGCCGTAAACATGGCAAATGCCGTTCGTACACTTGCGGGAGATGATTTTACTAACGCCGTACCAGTGGCAACAAGGACAAACATTTCCAGTTATGCAACGCCGATTTTGGAAATTTCATCGTTGCGAAATATGTTCGTAAACACACTAGTTCAGCGCATTGGGTTTGAATTTATCCATAACAAAAGATACAACAACCCACTTGCGAGATTTAAGAAAGGTAGCACACCACTAGGTGGAATCGTAGAGGAAATCGGAACAAATCCAGTAGAATCACAGGGTTTTAGTTCGGATGGATATATCCGTACACCCGATGGACAGGTATTGACTCCACTGAATCGGAGAACACCCGATACGAAAGTATTATACCACACCATTAACCGTGAGGACCAGTACCCAATCTCTATCAGTCGTCAGCAGTTGCAGACTGCTTTTGTATCATGGGAAAAACTGGATGATTTTATTTCGTCTGTTATGTCTGCAATGTATAGCGGAGATACGATTGATGAATTTATCTACACAAAAAATTTGATTGACGCGGGCGTTACAAAGGACATGCTTGTCACGCAGACAATCGCAAATCCGACAACGTCAAAAGACAATGCCGAAAAGTTTGTGATTGCCGTCAACACCACATCGGCGAAAATGTGCTATCCATCAACCAAATACAATCGTTATATTGAACAAGAGGGTGCAGAGGGAAAAGCCTACAAAACATGGAGCGACAAAGACAGACAGGTTATTATTATGCGTGCGGACGTATTGCAGAGTATCAATGTAACGGTATTGGCACAGGCGTTCAATATGACACAGGCAGACTTCCGAAATTCTGTTGTTGAAATTGACGAGTTTGACAATCCCGCTATTCTTGCTGTTGTATGTGACGAATCTCTTTTGCAGATTTATGATAATCTTTTTGAGGTATCCGAACAGCAGAACGCACAGGGACTTTTCTTTACGTATTTCTTGACACATTTTGAAACGCTTTCACTGTCTATGCTGTCAAATGCTGTCGTATTTTTGGATGAATCCTACGCGAAACATACCATCACGGCAACGGTTGAGCCAGTAACAGAGGGTTACGGTTTGGAAGTACAGAACATCGGTTACCATGGCGAAACCGTTACATACAAAGTTACGGCAGTTGACCCTAGCAAAGTAACGATTGCATACACAGGGCTTGACGGAGAACCACCAAAAACCGTTGTAAACGGTGGATTGTATTCGTTCACAATGGGAAATGAGGACGCAACCATTAAAATGACAATTGCTGAATAATGTTTCACATGAAACATTGAAAGGAGAAAAAACTATGGCAGATTTTGAACCGACAACTGATATAAAACTACTTGCCGTTCCGCTTGCGAACGATGGTGAAAGTACCTTGACTTTTTCAAGTAAGTCGGCACAATCTGCCTATTTTTCGTCAAAAGTAGTTGGAAGTTTTTCCAAGGGTGATTTTACATATCAGAGGAAAGACAACACAATGCGTGTTCCTTGGAACGCCGAAAAGTTATTTAATGTGAATTACTGCATGTACAAGAATAGCAATTTTGGTGATAAGTGGTTTTATGCTTTTATCAATCGTGTTGAGTATGTAGCCCCTAACTGCACAAAATTGTATTTACAAACCGATGTTTGGCAGACATGGTTTTTCGATATTACATATGGACAATGTTTTGTTGAGCGCGAACACGTAAACAGTGACAAAATCGGCGAACATACGATACCCGAAAGCGTTAGTCCTAGTGAGTGGAATTTACAAAAGATAGGGATTGACGAATCACCCTACCAAATCGGTGGTTATGTTGTCGGAACGCTTTATGATATTGATTCAACGATTGGACACCCTCAAATGAGTGGTGGTAGAAAAGCCAACGGTGTATATTTCCCTTGCGATGTACTATTTTTTCCGAATACAGATACAGGCATATCACAGTTACAAGCAAGGCTTGAGGTTATCAATGACGAGTTAAGTGGTGGAATTGTTTTTGTGTCTTGTATTCCAAAATTAGCTAGTGACAAAATAACGGCAACCGATAGTCGAGTGACGACAACGACATACAGTACATTTGATAACATAAGAGTACCAGTGAAACACACTAATATCAGCGGTTATGTGCCGAAAAACAATAAATGTTACACATTCCCATATCATTATTTAGTGTGTAGCAACTCTGCTAACAGTGGTTCAGAATTGTGCTTTGAAAACTTTAAGGACATAAATGATATAACATTTACGGCGTATGCTCACATCACAGAAAATAACTGTATACAGTTTGTTCCCGTCAATTATGAGGTAGGAACAAGCACAGGAGATAACCCCGATTTTGGATTTAACTCCCAAACATACCCCGAAATGCCATACACAACGAACCAAAATGCTTACTATCGTCAGCAAGAAATGAATTTGCGAAACCAAAACATGAACAGAATAATGTCCCAAACACGTGGAACAGTTGGTGGTATCTTAACAGGTGGGGCGTCTTTGTTGGGAATGAGTATGCAAGGTGAGGGAACAGGCTCGGACATTGCAAGTTATGGAACATCGCAAGTCGGCAGTATTGATTCACTATACACAAATGTAAGAAGTGCAGAAATGGCAGAAAAAAACCTTGAAAAAATGCACCAAATGACCGCCCCGAATGTTAGTGGTATCGGTGGGGCAAGTGATATATCCGTTGTGAATGGAAATATTACGCCGAGATTTTACATTAAAAACGCCAAGAAAGACCAAATAAAAGCAATTGACCAGTTTTTCAGTGGTTTTGGTTACCAAGTGAATCAGTTGAAAAAGCCAAACATAACAGGGCGTCCAAATTGGAATTACGTTAGATGTAGTCAAGCCAACGTATATGCAGACATTCCGCAAGAAGATTTAGCAAAGATTAAGCGTGACCTTGTAAATGGGATAACTTTTTGGCACAACCCAAGTACGATTTACGATTATTCACAGGGAAATGAGGTGAGTTAGTTGAGCAGAAGAAAAAAAGACAAGAACAAGGAGCAAGCGCAACGATGGCAAGTTATCTATTCGTTTTATTTTGCATGGTTGAAAAATATTGCAATGTCTATATTTGAGTGGAAATTACCCGATAGCATGAATGACCGTTTTTTGGAGTTGGCATTTTTTGAAGATGGACGCGCTTTGGCATATGTCAAGGACGGCGCACTTATCAACACCCGTGCGAATCCATCCAACAATATGGACATGTATAATTATTTTACTGGATATATTGGATACAATGTAGTTTTTTCCGATTATGTGGACGCCGATAAATGCGTGTACGGATTGAACAATCCTGTTACTATGCCGACTTTTGACGTGTGCGATATGTTCGCAACACGCCTACAAAAATTGGAAATGGGTATTTGGTCAAATGTCGACTTACAAAAATTTCCAATTATGGTATCTGCACCCGAAAGCCAAAAGTTATCCGTTAAGAATTTAATGGAGCAATTTGAGGGTGGTTTACCATTTTTGTATACATATCGAAATTTTGAGGACTTGAACCAAGTAAAATGTTTTGATATGAAAGTACCGCAGATTTTCGATAAGTTGTATGAATTAAAACAGAAAACACTAAATGAATTTCTTGAATTCTTAGGAGTAACAACACCGAAAGAAAAGAAAGAAAGACTTTTGAGTGGAGAAATCATCGCAAATAATTCAAAGGTTGGAATCAGCGGGGCAAGTTTTTTGTGGCAAAGACAAGAATTTGCTAGAAAAATTAATGAAAAATTTAGTGCATACCTAGCCGAGCCGATTGAGGTGCGTGTTAGAGATTATAGCGAGATTTTACATCTTGCGGAAAGTGAGGAAATGGCAGATGGAACAAGTTTCGGATTGGATTCACAAAGTATGTAACCCATTGTCAGTGGTTGGCGGTTTTTTAGGAATTTTAGTCAATCGAATTTTTGGAAAGGTTGACAATTCTTTGATAATCTTACTAACCCTTATGACTATGGATATGTTTTGTGGGATTTTGGTTGAAGGTGTTTATTTCAAAAAATTATCTTCGTCCATTTGTTGGAAAGGCTTGATAAAAAAATGTGTTTCAATTATGTTAGTGGGATTGTCCTACCAAATTGACCGAATGACAGGACAAGAAAGTTTTCGAGCGTTTACGATTATTTTCTTTTCAATTAACGAAAGTATTTCCATCTTGGAAATATGCGGGAAAATTATCCCGATACCTAAAAAATTAAAAAACTGCTTATATCAATTACGAAAAGGAGTTGAAGAAGATGAAAAAAATACTTGCAAATAAAAAGAGGCGGCACGGAAAGAGAAAACGAAAATCAGTTAAGGCAATTATTATTCATTACACCGGAAATAAGGGAGACACCGCAAAAAATAATTGCGATTATTTCCGAAATCCACCATCCTTGACAAAAAAGAGTAGCACTGGCGCACACTTTTTTATATCGTCAAACGGCGAAACAATTAAATCTATCCCTTTGAATCAAATTGCGTATGCCGTTGGCGGTGCTAGGCAGAGTGCAAAGGGTGGAAGATATTACAAACGTCTGACAAATGAAAACACTGTCAGCATTGAATTATGTAACGCAGTAAACGGCTATACTGACGCGCAAGTTCGAGCCGTGCGGAAAACGATTAAATATATACGCCGATACTGCAAAAATGCAAAAATCGTTTGTTATCATTTTGATGTAAACGGAAAGAACTGTCCACCGTGGGGCGGTAAACGGTTAGGAAAAGAATTTCTTGCGGAAATAGGAGAGTGATTTCATGGCTTTTGTAACTCCACAATTACGACGTGTGTTGGATATGGGGTATGATTTAGGACTAAAGCATTACCCGATTTTTTCAGAATCACACCGCCAAGAACTAAATGAAAAAATAGTCAACCATTTTCGATACCGTGAAATAGGTTATGAAACAGTGACGCAATTTATTTTTGCATTGAACCGTAAAATGTTTGAGATTATGCCATTTTACAACCAGTTATATGAATCGGAAGAACTGGAAATATCGGCATTGACAAACTATAGTTATGACGAAATCAGCAAAAAGACAGGTAATGACCTTTTAGAAAAAACTGGAGAAGATTTTAACAAACAAAGTGGAAACACAGAACGCAAAGACACAGGAACGCAGACAAACGAACAAAAAGGAACAGACAAACAGACGTTTGACAATGTGACAAATAAAACAACTTATGGAAGTTCTGAAAATGAAAACACCACAACAACAACGGACGTCAGACATGGACAAACAACAACAACGCAAGGAACGGACACCAGTAAACGTGTACATAGTGATACACCGCAAGGAATGTTATCGGCAGATTTCCCCGAATCTGCTAATTATGCTAGTGACGCTGACGTTTCAAAAAATACTAATTCCAGTACCGTTACACAGGGTGGAACAGATTCTACAACTGAAACAATAAAGGGAACAAAAGGAAAGACAGGTGCTGACGAATCCACCCAAAACGGAACAATCACTACAACGCACGACACGCAAGGAAAACTGACAAATGATTTACAAAGCAAAGACACGTATAATTCTGAAAACAAAATCACATATGGAAGCAATGCAAAACAAAACTACGATAACCAGTTAGCAATAAACAAACAGGGTTATCAAGGGATTTCACCGAGCGAATTACTACAAAAATACCGAGAGACATTTTTGAATATTGATATGCTAGTCATTTCTGAATTAGAGGAATTGTTTATCAGTATTTTCTAAAATGTTTCACGTGAAACATTAGAAAGGAGTGAACAAAATGGCTTTGATACGACCAACACCACCGTTATACAACTTGCCATCCTATTATAGTGAGTGTGAATCATATGAGGAACAGTTACAATGGCTACTTAATCAGTTGCAGACATTACAAGCAGATGTTTACAATCTGAAAAAAAATACAAATGCCTACACGGATGAGGAAATCAAAAAATTGTTTGACTTGTTATCACAAAGAATCAGCAACTTGACGGACTATGTAAACGGCGAAATTGCAGACTTAAAAAGTTATGTTGACACAGAAAACAAAAAAGTTTCTGACAAAGTTGACGGAATGAAAGTTTATGTGGATGAGAAAACGACAAACACCAAAAAATATGTTGATTCTGAAATTCTTAAAATACAGAATTTACTGTTAGAAACGGAAAATCGTTTACATCTTGAAATCGTAAACGGTGACGAAACTACAAAGGATTTTGCAAGAATTTACACCGAAAAAGCAAGACTTGAATTACTCGGAAAAATCAATGCCTTGTCCGTTAGGGTTGACAACATTGTCAAGGAGTTTCCACCCGTATATAACCCGACACAGGGTAAACAAACAGACGTACAGAGGGCAATCAATGACTTGTATTTATATTTAAGGGTACACGGAATCACGTGTTTTGCTTTTGATTCCATGCAAATTACCGTTGCGGAATTTGACGCTATGAAAATTTTAGTGCGAAATTTTGATATTAGGGGTGCTGAAATTTTTGAAACATGGGAAAAAGAAACGGCGTTTAGTCCGTGGACAGGGAAAAAGGTGACGTTAAAAGAATTGTGTTATCAAATTGCTGAAAAAATCAACATGAACTATAAGACGGCAAAAGAATATGATGACCGAACAGTCACAGCAAGTGGCTATGATGACGGTAAAACAACGGCTTATGATTTTGATTGGACAAAAAGAATACTTCCGATTGACGTTATCCCAATAGATATGTTGGATAAATTCTTGCATACGTCCAAATTGATTTATAATGCCGATACTGTGACCGACATAGGAAGTACAGTTGACATTACAACGGATAAGAATTTTGAAAAGTTTTTACTTGCGTATACGGATAAAAATACAAATTTATGCTATTTGTTGTGTGAGGTTACTAGCGGAAAGTTATCATTTACGGACACGGACAACAACACACTGACGCAAGTTTCAAGAAACTTTTCTATCACGAAAACGGAAACAGGGTATCAGATTGTAACAGAAAATTGTGAAGTATTTAACGCCGACACAAAAGAAACAACATTTGCACCTAACTTTTTGCTTATCAAAAAATTGTATGGAATTAAAAGTTATGACAATTTGACAGAAATCGGAAAGGATGATTGGCGTTGAAAAGTACACAGTTTTATCATTTTCCATTATGGGAAATTGGAGACATTCAACCGTTGTTGGACACCGTAAACGATGACACAAATAAGATTGACCAAGCAATGGCAACACAACAAGCAAATATCACAGAATTGTCAAAAAAAGTCGAAACAAACACAGATGAGATATTACAAATATCAAACGATTTAACTAACCAAATTACGGCGTTTAAGCGGTTATCAAATGCTATAACCAGTTTTTGTCACAAACGCCTATAAAAGAAAGGAGATTATATTATGCAATATACACCTAACTACGAATTGCCACTTTACGAACCAAGTGACATCGCGAATTATCTTGAAACCTACAACAACACAATCACAGAAATTGACAATGCCATTCATGAAGTGCAGTTAAAAGCAGAATACGGTGGAACACAGGGTGCAGAAATGCAAAAAGAAATTGAAAGTCTGAATGCACGAGTAACGGTGCTTGAATCATCGTTAGGTACTACGATTGAAAATGTCAGTGCAATGTCGACAACCGTTAGTGAACATACAACTGAGATAGCAAAACTAAAAGAGGATTTACTGGCACAGAACACCGCCGTAAAATCTTTATCTAATACGCTGACAGAGTTATCTACACAGTTTTCAACATTTAAGACGGCACAGGAAAGTTTTAATGACGAAATTTCAACAAAGGTTGGAAATCGGTATTTTAAGGCGCATAAATATGTGATTCCTCCTGCTGATTCTCATAGTCCTGACAACAATTATAGGACGGAATTTACAATCAATACAGGACTTGAAAATAGCGAAAGTTTTACAAAATCCCACCTTATGCTTGAATTTATGCAGATAAATAACTATACAAAAAAATCTAGTGCGGTGCTAAACTTTGACTTTTCAACTACGTCACAATCATTAAATATTGCTGTTGATAATACTAGTTATTATATTAGTGTAACATTTGACACCACCACAGGCATAATTACTATTGGAATCCGTAGTTATAAGTTAGAAAATAGTGGCACATTATACGCAAATGCCACAGTTTACACAGATTAGAAAGGAGATTATTCAATATGAACTATACAGCAAATTACAAAATCCCTCTTTACGAGGGCAGTGACCCGACGTCATACCTTACAACATACAACGAAACGATGGAATTGATTGATACATCGTTACACACTTTAGCGTTAAAAGTCGCTAGCGGAGAGGTGAATGACAGACAATTCATTTCTGAAATTTCCGCAATTAAAGCAAGACTTGACACAGCAGAAACTATTATCAATACATTAAAAACCGAACTTGCAAAGACTAACACGAGTGTATCAAAAAATGCGGAAGATATTTCGACTTTGCAATCCCAGTTAGTCGAACAGGGAACGTCAATTAAAAATTTACTTGCAAGGGTTTCAGCGTTGGAATCATCCTTTGAGAGTTTCAAAACAACACAGGAACAGAAAAATAATGGTTATGAAGATTCTTTAAGTGGATTGTCAACGCAGTTGAGCAATTTTACAAAAAAACAGGAGTTGAAAAACACTGAATTTACAAGTGAGATTGGACAGAATACGACTAACACGGCAAAAAATACCGAAAGCATTGAGGCCCTAAAACGTGGAACAAATGTGTTGGTGAATTTCAAAAATGTTGACGCAACAAATGTCGGAAGTTCCATGCAAGCAGATTTACAAACAAATAGGGAAAATGCAGAACTTGAATTGAATAAATGGCAAAATGCACAGGTTTGTGCTAGTATTACAATACGAACAGGAACGCAAAGTGAGGTTACGGGTATGTGTTCACCAGTGTTTTCAAGAAATCTTGGTGCGACAAATACAGAAGAATTTGTGTTCATTGACACAAACAATGATGTTTATACATTAAATACAACTTTAACTTTTGACGACACCACGCAAAATGTATCTTTAGTTTGTGACCTTACCCCACCCGAAAGTGTTACAACGGCGACATTTTCAATCGCCTTGTTCTTAATTGTTTAAGTGTAATATTAAACCGCCCCACTTTATTAGGTAGGGCGGTTTGTTATTTTATTCAACGG